GTATATAGTATGATGGATCCTGCTGGTACAACAACCACAGTTGATCTTGGTACGCTATCGTAAATAATTTAAAAGGAATCTAATTATGCCAACAACATTACAATTTAGAAGAGGAACAACTGCACAAAATGCCGCGTTTACGGGTGCAGTTGGTGAAATTACCGTAGATACAGAGATTGATACTATTTTAGTTCATGATGGATCTACGCAAGGTGGATTTGAAGTAACATCCCGCTCGGCAAAATATGCTGACGTTGCAGAAAGATATCAGGCTGATGCGGTTTATGAACCAGGAACAGTGGTTATTATTGGTGGCGAAAATGAAATTACGCAATCAACTCAGAAGATGGATAGACGAGTACTTGGAGTAGTCTCTACAGAACCATATCTTATTATGAATAGTCCACATAGGGAAGAAGATCAGACTGACGATATGAACCCTGCTATTGGGTTATTGGGTCGTGTTCCTACTAAAGTTTCTGGATTTGTACGCAAAGGCGATGTAATGATTACTAGTACTGAGCCTGGTGTTGCGGAAGCATGGCGTGAAGAAAGTAGTCCGCCAGCCGGATCTATTATTGGAAAGAGTCTTCAAAACAAAGATAGTCGTGGTATTGAAGTAATTGAAGTAGTCATCGGCGCCAAGTAATGATATCTAAGTTTTATACCCGAGACTATGAAGGCGAAATGCTTTCAGAAAATATTAGTTGGAAACAGGGTAAAAAATCAAATAATCAAATCTGGGTACCTAAAACAATTGTTCAAGATGAGTCGGACATTGGCGTAGCGCATGTTATTGGTAATGGCCGAAGCAGAGAAAAGTTTGATTTAAAATTGCTGCATGGGCAGCACGGCGGTGCCAACGGAGCAGAAAGTGTAGGACAAAGTTATGGCTGTAATTCTCTTTATACAGAATTCGATCCTACCTTTTTGATATGCATGCATGTAGACCTGTGTCGTAACTTAGAAAAAACTGATTATTGTGAAGAAAACATCGTTTACAGTAACACAAAAAACATTTCTAGGTATCCAGGAATATTTCATCTTTACCCACAGATTCCCAGCGGATTCTTTGCAGGCCCGCTGGCTCTTAACCTAGCATGTGCTGATGGACACACTGATGTCTATATGCTGGGATTTGATTTTTATGAAGTAAACGATAAACATATATATCCAAAATCTACTAATGCATACGGGCCTTTGCCAGAAAGTGTAACAACACTGAACTCTAAAATGGAAAATCAATTAACTGAAATTATGACAGTGTACGACGATGTTAACTTTTTTAGGGTTGTTCAACACAAGGGATTAGAAATCCCAGAGAATTGGAAATGGCTTAAGAACTATAATCAGATCGGCTATGGTGAATATGTATCACTGGCCCAACTAGGTGCTACTGCGAAATAAAGCTACTACTGTAACGATCTTATCAGCAATTTCTTGTGTTTTTACTGTAGAGAAAACACCTGGATGCAATGGCTTAGGCCATCCTTGCATCTTAGTCCAAGCATAGCCTTTGTGTTCCTGATTTAATTTGGGTATAAATTCATCCTCAACAACAGCAATAAAGGTGTGGTATTCAAAGCCTTTTTTAGTGTTAGTAAATTGGTCAATGGGTATTAGTTTTTCTATATCAGGTACTGATCCAATCTCTTCAGATATTTCTCTATATAGACCGTCTATTGTTCTTTCACCAGCGTCTATTTTTCCACCAACAAACGCCCAGGTGTTTTTAAAACTGGTATCATCCCTTAATAAGAATAAAAATCTTTGTGTAGACTTGGCGAAAAAAACAGCACCAGCACTCTGTTTTAAATTACTAATTGCCATTCTCCGGCCTTGTATTCGCCCTCGTAACTCTTAACCCACGCCTCGCCGGTCCACTTGTATTGTATTCCAGTGTTAGTATTAGTTGTATAATGAATGCCTGTATCTGTACTACTATCAAATGATACATTCCATCTTATTCCGTCATACTCAATGATGTCATTCGCACCAGCAGTAAAATCATTACCAGTAGAGTCTTTCCAAGAATCTGGGCCATCTGTGTTACCATCAGCACCAATGCCTCTAAGAATTAAGTATCTCTGTCCAACTGCGGCAGTAGTAAGCCCTGCATCTGGTCCTACCTTCAGGGGATTAATAACCTTTAAAACAGGATCTAAATCGTTTGTGGGTATAGTATCAGTATCAACAGTAAACAGGAGTTTTGTATCGTCTGTTGGGTGGTGAGCTACCGTACCTACAATCTCGCCTGTTCCAAAGTCAACTCTAACCTGACTTATGCCAGCTTGTAACTCTCCATATTGGTTAATCACTGCTCTCCACGTAACATCGTCAACACCAATTTTAACTGGTGGGTCGTTCTCAATACTTGTTGGGTCTATTTTATTGGTTACTGATTCTTGACGTTCCAAAATTGTTAATGTATTGCCCAGTAATAGTATTCCATAGTTCATGGGAGTAAACTTCATTCTAGTGCCCATTAACAAATTGTTGTCAATTACTCCGTCAGCAAGGTCTCCACTTTCATCATAGATGCTAGCGATAATCCTGTTAACAACACCCAGTTTCTTTACCTTGGCAGGCGGCGAAATCCAAATTGGAACATTAAATGTTAAAGTAGCAATATCAATCTGCTCATCAGCACCAACAGGCACTGCTCGGCTACTCCAAGTTGTTCCAGTTAGTTCAATATAACTGAGGCTTCCCCAGTCTAGATAATTGTCGGTGCTCTGTATTTCAAAAGTAGGGTTAAACAAAACTAAAATTTGTTCTAACAACTGTAATTTCTGTGTAGTGTTGCTGGTCCATACGTCCACATTTAATGTCAAGTTATATGGCACAGGCATCAATCTTTCAACAGTAAATGCATTACCCTGTTGTGTGGTATACTCTCCAGTGTTCTCGTCAAACTTTCTCATACGAATGTGACGCTTGTCTACAAATGTAGGATCTTGTCGACGTTCTGGCATATACTCCATAGCGTTGATATAACAACTGATCATAGGAGTTGGAGTAATCTTGTTCTCACTGTTATCTTTGATAATACTACTAACCATGCGTGTAGCATCGCCGTATTTTACAGGAACAGTTTGTAGTGTAACATTTCCATCCCTATCCTTGCCAAACTCAACTTGGAAGTTTGAAAATGCACGAATAAACTGTAACAAGAACCTGCGTACTTGACTGTCGTAAAAGAAGGATTGTGCCATTAACTATCTTCCTGAATTTCAAGCGCCTTGCTTAATGCTTGACGCTGTGATATCACAGTGTTATCATCCTGTGTAGTTGTTGCAGTGTTGTTAATAAACCCTGACTTGAGGCTGGTGCTCTCACCATGTGTTGGATTACTTCTAACGTTGTCTTCAACCTTGGTCCAGCGTGTGCCATTAAAGCGGAATAATCTGTTTGGTAAAAAGTCTAATCTCAGTACATAATCGCCTTCTACTGCCGTTCCAGGGAAACTAGTACCCATGGATACGTATTCTCCGTTTGGTGCAAGCCCGTCTCCAACCAAGTAGCCACTGTATGCATTGGAGTTTTCAGGAGTAATGCGAGTACTGTCAGCACTAATAAGAGCAGAGTCGGCAGATTGGCTAGAAACATCAGCGGTATATCCTGTTGGATCCATGGGCTGACCAGTTTCGTCTGCTGGAACTACATAGTACTTGCTGGTATCATAACCACTCTTGGGAACTTCTACTTCTGCTTGTTGGACAATCTTGTTGGTAATCTCGAGCTCTTTGGAATATGTGCTAAGAAGATCTTTAAGTGTGTTGCCTGTACTTTCGCCAGTGTTCTCGTTAATTTGTATCTTATTAAGGATATCCTGGTACTCCTGGCTATCTACCAGTGGTGTACACTTAACACGCCATAGATGCGGCCACCAGGTGGGACTATACCCTTCTGTGGGCCTAGTGCCTTCTTGCACCACATAGTAGCGTTTAAGAGCAACTTCTAAACTTGTGTCTAAACTATTATAATCTTTAAGATGCGGCAGTTCAAGAACGTCACCGCTCATTAATCTGCGACCTAAAATGCGATCCATGTCTGCAAGATGGAATGTGATAAACAGGGTGTCGTTTTGTAAGAATAAACCAAATTGGCTTAAATCAAAGTCTGTGTCAGCAACATTATAGATGCCACGCATGCTGTATACATCTTGCTCGTATTTGCGATCTCTGTTCTCTAAGAACAAGAAGTCCTGGATAGCTAGAGGATCATCCTGTGCTGCCTGCGGTTGGCTGAGATCATTGCTAGGGCCCTGATCCATAACTCCCAAATATTTGTGTACTGATATGCCAGTCCCGCCCACAGTAAATTGTTCTTTGATGTTACGATCAAAAAATTTAAAATCAGCACTATGAGCACCGTCTCTCCACATGGATATTCTAGGCATGTTTAGAATCCTTAACTAGTTATAGTATTTATGTGGATTTTAACCTACGAAATTTTGAGTAATTGGTTGACTATCTGCTAGTCCGTGCTATTATAGTTATAGTTAGAGAACACAAACAAAGGACCAAACAACATGACAAACAATGAAATGAAGCAATACACGTTGGGCAACATGGCTGGAATGCTGGAGCAAATGCGCCGGAAGGTCGATGTCTTGGATGCATTGGATCGTGACACTACTAGTGATAGTGCTTATGACCTGCATGACCAGTTGACCTTGATGTTTCAAACTCTGGGTAAGTTTGAGGCAGTGGTACAACGAGCCGTAAATGTAGTTCCTAATAAAAATTAGGTTTTGGTTGACTATTATGGCATCTGTGCTACTATGATGTATAAGTTGAAATTAAGGAGTTAAACATGTCAGAGCAATCTAAAGATTTTATGCGTTCCACACTTGCTGCCATTTCACACATGAGCCACGAAGAGTTACAAGATGTAGTTGACGCTGTTCATATGCGCCGCGCTTTCCTAGCGAAAAAGGCTGTTCGTAGTTTTGTGGTTGGTGACCGTGTCAAGTTTGACGGACGCAATGGACCAGTTGTTGGTGTGATTACCAAAGTTAACCGCAAGAACCTGGTTGTTCGAAGCCTTAACTGTGGGACCAAATGGCGTGTACCAGGCCACATGGTTAGCCCAGCCCTGGGCATTGGTGTTTAAATATGGCAGAGGTTATTGACTTTCCCACAGGCCGTGTGCTACCGTTAAATCAGATTCAAAAAGAATGGGTTGAAACGGTAGCAAACGAGGCCGTGGATAATCTGGACATAGCTGACATTATGGACCTCATAGAAGGCATGGAGAAATTTTATGGCAAAGAACTCACTACTAACGACTAAGAAGAAAAAGAAATCGAAAACCCGTCGAGTTAAATCAGGCGTTGGTGCTATTTCTGCAGATAAAGGCTACAGGCATTTTTATCATAAAGTGCATAGTGAAGTTGAATCTAAAGAATATGTTAGCATTGTCAAGGGTTATGTGCGCAAGGCGTATGACAAGCCAACCGCACAGGCCATTGCTGCCAACCCAGACTACAAAATGTCTAACAGTGGATTTGCTGCTTGGTGTTATTGGGCTAACATTTACAGTGATAAACCATTTGCTCAAGGTGATTTCCCTGAGTTTGCTGGTGCAAAGAACGATGAAGATCAGTATAATCAGAGTACCAAATACTACACAGATAAACTTGCTGCACTAGCAGAATCTG